GGATTGCCATGCGAAACGGCCCTATGCTTTTCCGAAGTCCTTTTTGTGCTCATTCCTGTGTGTGTAGATTCGTAAGCCTGCACTCCTGCCCACGGCACAAGCCGCGTTCTCTCGCCGACACTAACGAGTTCTCCAAACTCTCCGGCAGCCATCTTGCTGCGAATCGTGGCGCATGATACCCCGTACCGCTCTGCAAGCTCTTTTGCAGTGTACAGTTCTTTGTGTCCTGCGCTCAGGCGCTCAGTTAATTTATCAGCCAGAATGTCAAGCAGTCTATCAACCATTTCGTCCACCAAATTCACCTCCCCCACTTGTTGATGCGGCATCTTCAAAATCAAATCGTCCGCCGGGAGCGCTCAAACGCTTTGATGTCTTCAGCGCTGACCCTGTACTCCTTTCCGATTTTGATTGCACCGAGCTTCTTCTTACGAATCCACTCCCATACGGTAATGATCTGAACACCGTACCGTTCTGCTACATCCTTGCAGGTATACAGTTCCCCCATGAACGTCCTCCTTTCTTTGTATAGATTTATAGTTGTGTTTTGTTTGGTTTTGTGATATGATAATAGTGCAAATCAAACAAATCACAAAACCACCTGTCCATATCACACAAAGCAGTTTTGTTTGTTGTGTGTTTTGTGTGGTATGGCTATACTATACCACGCATTTTGTTTGGTGTCAACGGCACTTTGCGTGTTTTGTGTGGTTTTGTCTTTTATGCACAAAATCAGGCGGTGTAGTATGGATATATTGTTAGAAAGAATCATTGAGTGCATCGGGCCGCGGCACGGTGCCAAGAAAGAACTTGCGGAGCATCTTGGGATTCACCCCAACGTCATCACAAACTGGCTGAATGGGCGTAACAAATCCTATCGGCGCTATGTGAATGAAATTGCTGCTTTTTACGGTGTTTCCGTTGATTACCTCTTAGGGAATGCCGATTCAAAAGAAAAACAGCCTGACTCTCAAAATGAGAATCAGGCTGTCAAGGATGAACTGATTGCCTTTTATGGGGATGTAAAGGATGATCTTACCCCAGATGATATTGACGATCTTATGGTCGCTATGCGCGCAAAGGCCGAGCGGAACAAAAAAAAGAAATCAGGTGTGTAATGCATGAACACAGCCGTTTGCTGTATGTATGATGATCTGGAAGCTTTGAACGTAGACGTTGTGGATGTTAAACTCAAAAACAATTTCGCAATCGCGTTCTTTGACAATTTCCTTGTCATTGATCGCAGCAAATGCAAGACCGCCGCACAGGAACGCACTGTGCTGGCGCATGAAGCAGGGCATTACATGAGCGGTGCTTTTTACCGCGCTTATAGTCCATTTGAAGTCAAAGAACAGGCAGAGCATCGGGCATTTGCCGCATCTGTCGAAAAGTATCTCCCTGTCAACGAAATCCTGAATTGCTACAAGATGGGCATGACAGAAAATTGGGAGATTGCCGAATATTTCAACCTTGAAGAAGAATTTGTTGAAAAAGCAGTACATTATTGGACTGATTGCAAAGGCATAGATTTTAATTGTTTATAAAACGAAAAAACGCCCCCGGTGCTACCAACACCGAGAGCGTTCAAATAGATTGGCTTACTCAAAAAGAGCAGTCACAACCGACACTGTGATTATACCTCTTTTGGGTAGGCTTGTCAAAGTGTACCCAAAGGAGGTTATTTTATTATGGCAAGACTCAAAAAAAGAAAAGATGGCCGCTATCAACGCAAGGTGACATTGTCCAACGGAAAACAGAAATTTGTATACGGCAAAACGATTGCTGAAGTCAATGCCGCTGCAAATGCACTAATGAACCAAGATACCGCCGGGCTTGAAGTTGGAGATCACACATTGGTGGGCGAGTGGGCAAAAATTTGGTTGAAAAACTATAAATCCGATTTACGGGCCGCTACCATCAAAATGTACCGGGATAGCTATAATCTCCACATCATGGAACAGATCGGATACATGGAACTCCGAAACGTAAAACCAGTTCACATCCGACAGGTTATGGCCAGCGTTGCATCCAGATCGGAAAGCCTGCAACGTAAAGTTCTTCTGACTATGCGCCAGCTTTTTGAGGAAGCACGTTTGAATCATCTGATTATTGATAATCCTACTGAGGGTATCAAAATCACCCCTCACGCTAAAGCGGAAAAGAAAAAGGCTCTGCTTCCCGATGAGGTCGATATTCTGATGAGTGTAGTCGTAGAACCACGCGCCCGCGTATTCTGCGCCCTCTGTCTGTACTGCGGGCTTCGCAAGGAAGAAGCGCTTGGGTTGCAATGGTCGGACATTCAAAGCAACTCTCTGACCGTCCGGCGTGCTATGACCTTTCTGAACAATCAGCAAGATCCCGTAGATGATCTCAAAACAAAAGCTGCGCACAGGGTCATTCCTATCCCGGACAAGCTCAGAGCCATCTTGCTTGATACACCACACTTGAGCCGATATATTGTCCCTGCCTCCAATGGCGGGGATATGACCCGCTCCGCATTCACCCGAATGTGGAATTCTCACGTTGTTTCCCTTGTGCCTTTTCCTCTGCATCCCCACATGCTGCGGCATACCTACGCAACGACACTTTATCGTGCAAGGGTAGACTTACGCACGGCACAAAAACTAATGGGACACAGCAGCATTCAGGTCACCGCCGATATTTATACTCATCTGGAACAAGAGGATTCACTCCATGTTGCCGATAAACTCAACGAGTATCTTTCCGGCAAATCTGAGAACTCCGTGAAAAGTAGTCAAAAAGTAGTCAAGCTCGCCATCTGATACAAAAAAAGAAGCCACACAGCACGTTTTTCAACGCTACTGTGTGGCTTTTCTGGTGCACCTCCAGGGACTCGAACCCTGGGCCCACTGATTAAGAGTCAGTTGCTCTACCAACTGAGCTAGAGGTGCATATGG